TTTCTTTTTGTTTCAATGAACTTCTGTCTGGTAAAAATTCTAATATTTCCATATTAAAAATTTCTTTTCCATGTTTATAGATTAATCTTCTTAATCTTGTACCACTTCCGATGTATCCATCATTTAATTTATCGGTTGAATGCATCCCAACATAAAAATTCCCGTTTCTTGTATCAGTTGTCTTATAGATAAAATGATACGTTTTTTCTTTTCTTGACATTATTTGTACTTTTCTAAAATATACAAATAACGTATATAAAAGTAAAGTACAAAATGTCTCCGGTGATCCCGGTGGGACTCGAACCCACGTACACTCTCGATCCCACATTAAAAGTGTGGTGCCTCGTTCCTACTCGGCCACGGAATCATCCTAAATAAAGTACTTTATTAGTACTTAGAAGCGGGGCTAGGAACTGACCCTAGAAAAGATGGCTTATGAGACCTCTTGGCGCCTTGCTCCCCGCGATGTATTTTTATTTGTGTCCCCAATGAGATTCGAACTCATACCCACTGATTAAGAGTCAGCTAGTCTAACCATTGAACCTATAAGAACATTAATTTCTTGGTTGTAATTAGTCTATCAATCACTATTACCTACCTTCGACCAATTTATATTTTTTATTCCATTCATTAATTTTCAATAATAATTCATCTAAAGTCAAAATCTATTCTTTTGTGTATCCAAAGGGCTTCGAACCCTCACGTCTCCTGAATGCAAATCAGGTGTTTTAGCCAGTTAAACTATGGACACATTTGTTAAAGATTAGGTGACGGCTCTTGCGATTACCATTACACGTACTTACCCATCGCTGAGACCTAATCCTTTTGCGGTGCATACGGGAATCGAACCCGCTCCGTTCTCCGTGACAGGGAGACATCTTAGCCACTTGACCTACACACCATTGAAAAAAACCATATATTGTTTGGATATTATGTGTCAGCACGAATTGTACACACGCTGTATCTTCCTATTATTTCAAGTAGGTACATAACCAATATATCTTTTCTAACTATTTGTTACTATATCCGGTCAAGAATACAATAATTAGAGGTTTTTGTACTGCCTGCGGGAGTCGAACCCGTATTACCCAGGTTGAAAACCTGGTGTCCTATTCCAATTAGACGAAAGCAGCATCTTGTTATAGTTCTTTCGTTAAGAACTATTTTCTTTTTATTATTCAACCCAACATTTCAAAGACCTTGTTTTTAATTTCGGTACAAAGATAAGGACATTTTTTGAACTACCAAGTATTTTTGTACTTTTTTAAAACTTTTTTTAAGTGGTTAAATCCACATTTGCACGCCTCCAAGGATTCGAACCCTGACTAAACAGATTTGGAGTCTGTTATGCTAACCAATTACAACAGAGACGCGTATTTCATTATTTTTTAGAACGTTTATAAAACAAAAAACCCCGAATTTACATCCGAGGTTCTTTACAATTTGACTATATAATGGTTATAATGTAATCAAACTAAAAATATCTCGGATACCCACAATGCCTCCCTCATCCGCCCATTTTTTGTCGGTTGTCGTAAGTGAACATGTATATGAATATCGTTTCATCGTTTATTGTTTTTTTAAATTCTTTACAAATATATACATAAATACTGACATTGCCAAGAAAATTTTTAACTTTTTTTCAAAAAATAATATTTTTTTTATAACTTGTTGATAATCAGTAAAAATTATTTTTTTATTTTTCAACCAAATAATTTTAAAAGATAAGATTATAAGTATTTATTATAAAAACCGTGTTATGCCAAAGTTTACCGACTTCTTTAAAGATAGAAATGATATAAATGAAAAAACCGTTATTGGGTTTATTTCTTTTATGATTATGTTTGCCTTTGCAATAGTTGATTTGATTAGTGGAGTGTTCGGTAAGGAACTTGTTATCCACGAATATATCTACAATTCATTTTTAATGTTAACACTTGGTGTGTTTGGAATTTCTTCAGTTGACAAATACATTAATAAGAAACATAGTCATTCAGATATAGAAAATGACGATAGTAGTAATGAAATTGGACCCCCTGACACTGCTGATGATTTTCTACCTGAAGATGAAGATTTACGTGGTCGACACTAATTCGTCATATATTTTCATAATCCTACAACAAATTTCATAATCTTCCTCTTCTTCAAAAAAAGGAAGGATATCCCTTTTTAAGATGAAAAATTGGTCTCTGGTAAATGCTAAATCACTATTCCAAAATACACTACCAATGGTTGCTCTTAGATTAATTGTAAGGACATTTTTCGATGAAGATTTAAACTTTTCAAAAATTGATACTATTGATTCATAAATTTCGGATTTATGTTCAGAGTAAAAATCTTCAAATGTCTGGTAATTTCCATGATATTCTAATATCCTGAAATAATCTTTTATAATTTGATCGGTTCTCATCTTTTTATTTCTTAATGTGTATAATGAACAAATATAATAATTATTTTCGACTTCGCCAAATGTATTTATGTTTAAATAAACAATTATGACTTTATCTATTGTACAAATTTTAATATTTGTTAGTTATATTAGTTTTATTATTTTAAAATTTGGTATATTACCGTCAATATCTGAGTCTTGGTATCGTTTACGTGAACTTGGCGGAGTTTGGAGTAGTTTATTTACTTGGTTCTGTTGGGGATTAGGTTTTATAATATTATTTCAAACAAATGGAAATTCTCCATTATTTTTTTTATCTGGTGTTGGATTATCTTCAGTTGGTGTCGCGACTATGTTTAAATTAAAAGATGATATTCAATCGTATATTCATTCTATCGGTGCGACAATAGGTATAATCTGTGCATTGATTGGTATTGGTATTGAAAGATATATATGGTTACCTTTAATTGATTTTGTAATTCTTGCAATTATTTTTTATATTTTCGTTGATAAAAATAAAATATGGTGGATTGAAATTATAGCATTTTTATCTATCGGATTGGGGTTATTATTTACATCGTAAAAAAACCTCAACGGGTAGTTGAGGTTTTATAGGTCATTTAACGGGTTCAATCCCGATCTTTGGAAAACGAAAAGATAATCGACAAAGATAATCTTCAGAGATATAAATATATATATGTATATAAAAATTCAAATAACTCTAATAATTTATATACCAATATATTTAATATTTTATCTTTGTTTTGGAGAATGTTGTTATTCGTGACCACATTTTCTACGCTATCTTTAATACGTTGTCATTAAATGTCAATATATAATTAACATTTTCTTTAATTTTCCCTTTGAGAATTTCATCACTAAGGAAATCCTCGCAAAGGTTTTGAATAATTCGTTTAATCGGTCTTGCTCCGTATTCTTCCTGAATATTAAGGTTGAAAATTTCTTCGATAACTGAATCATCAAATTTAATTGAATAATTCTTTTGTTCTAACCTTTTAGATAATTTAGTTATCTCGATATTAATGATAAGTTTCAACTCATCTTTACCTAAAGAATTGAACATGACAACATCATCGATTCTATTTAAAAATTCTGGCGTAAATTGTTGTTTTAGAGCTTTTCTAATCATAGCTCTTTTAACTTCATTTCTTTGTTCGCTGCTAGTTGATGTTTCAAATCCAACACCAGCACCAAAGTCTGATACTTTTTTGGCACCAATATTTGATGTCATAATAATGAGAGTATTAGTAAAGTTTACTTTTCTACCAAATGAGTCGGTAAGATGTCCTTCATCTAAAATTTGAAGTAATAAATTAAATACATCTTTGTGAGCTTTTTCTATTTCATCAAAAAGAATTACTGAAAACGGATTATTTTTAACTCTTTCGGTTAATTGTCCACCTTCATCGTAGCCAACATATCCTGGAGGCGACCCGATAAGTTTTGATACATTATGACGTTCCATATATTCACTCATGTCAATACGAATTATTTTATCTGGATCGCCAAATAAAATTTCAGCAATGGATTTGGCAAGATATGTCTTACCAACACCTGTTGAACCTAAGAAAATGAATGACCCAATTGGCTTTCCGCCATCTTTAATACCGACACGATTACGTCTAATCGCTTTTGAAATAATAGAAATTGCATCATTCTGGCCAATTACTTTTTCAGAAAGTAATTTTTCCATTACTAATAATTTTTTTGCCTCTCCACCATCCAATTTACTAATTGGAACACCCGTCATTTCCGTAATCATACGATAAACATCTTCAACTGTAACGTGAATTTTATTATCTTTTAAACTTTCCAGCCATTTTACCTTTTCAATTTCAAGTTTTTTTAACAACTTCTTTTCTTCATCCCTAAGTTTAGCGGCACGCTCATAATCTTGTTGTTTTACCACTTCAATTTTTCGTTCGCTCAATTCTTCCGCTTCTTTTCTCAATGTTTCAATTGATTCGGGCATTTCAGCAAGAACTCTTTTTTCAGAACCAAGTTCATCGATTACGTCAATGGCTTTATCTGGAAATAATCTATCGGTGATATATCGAGCAGATAAATGTACAATAGTATCAATAACTTTGTCTTCATAAATTACTTTATGAAAATCTTCATACATAGGTTTCAAGTTTTGGAGAATCTTGATTGTTTCATCCTGTGTTGGCTCTTTAAGAATAATTTTTTGGAAACGTCTGATTAATGCTCCATCTTTTTCCATATGTTTCTTGAATTCATCAAGTGTAGTTGCTCCTATACATTGAATTTCACCTCTAGCTAACGCAGGCTTCAAAATATTTGCAGCATCCATTGAACCACTGGCATTTCCAGCTCCAACCATCGTATGAATTTCATCAATAAAAATGACAACATTGGTTACACCTTGTAATTCATTTAGAATTGCTTTAATACGTTCTTCAAACTGACCACGATATTTTGTCCCTGCAACTAATGAGGTTAAATCCAAAGCTACAATACGCTTATCAAGTAAACTTGTTGGACATTCACCTCGGCTTATCAACAGTGCAAGTTTTTCAACTAACGCAGATTTTCCAACCCCTGCATCACCAACGATAATTGCATTATTTTTCTTTCTACGAGAAAGAATTTGAGCAATCCGTTTCACTTCCTTTTCTCTACCGATGATAGGATCGATAGCACCCTCTTCAGCTAGTTTAGTTAGGTCTCTTGAAAAGTTATCAAGAATCGGTGTATCCGAACCTTTCTTACCTTTTTTAGAACCCGTAACTGGACCGTCTTCAAAAAAATCTACTGACATATATTTTACGTTTTAAATTACGATACAAAGATAACACTATTTTTTTAAAAAACAAAACAAACATCATTTTTCTTCAAAATAATTCAAACTGACAAAATGACACGTTATGTCAGTTGGTATATTAGTTGTATAGTGTTATATAAATAATAAACAAAAAATTTAAAGTTATGATTAGATTATTTAAAGACCCGTTTTTTAACACTCTTGATAGTGTTTTTGAATCAGTAAACAATGCTGTTACTAAACCAAGTTCCGTTGTTGATAAGACCGATAATGGTTATAAGTTAACAATGTTAGTACCTGGCTTAACAAAGGATGATTTAAAAATTATCATTAAAGACAGAAAATTAACAATTAAACATGAATCGGAAGATAATGATTTCATTGATAAATTTTCTAAATCTTATTTTCTTTCAGACGATATAATTGAAAAGAAAATCGTTGCTGAAGTCAAAAACGGTATATTGGTAATTGATTTACCAACAAGAGATGTGGAGTCAGTTGAAAAAGTGATTGACATTAAGTAAAACGAAACCCCTTTAATTAGGGGTTTTTTATTTCATTTTTTTTTCGTATATTGGTCCAAAATATATTATTATGAGCATTATTACAGAAAAAATTGAAGGAAAGATGATTAATGTAGATATTCAATCATCAAATTTAACATCAGCGTCTTATGATACTGAAGCTAGTACATTAACTGTTAATTTCGTTTCTGGCAGTATTTATGAATATGAAAAAGTTCCTTGGGATGTGTTCACCAAATTTAGGATGTCCGATTCGCAAGGTAAATTTTTCAATAATAATATTGCAAAAGTTTACAGTTACAAAAAGTTAAAATGAGTTTATTTGAAGAACTAAGCGAAGACAGACAAGAAGACAAAAAAATTGTTAAATCTTTTAAATCGAAAGATTCTTTATCACCCGATGTATTCAAAAGGGATGGAGAATCTTTTGTTATGCTTGATGATGTGAGAAAAAAATTATTACATATTAGTAGTGATTTTTTAGACTCATTAGGCGTTGAATTTTTTGTTCATGATATAATTTTAACGGGTTCATTGGCAAATTATAGCTGGTCAGAATATTCTGATGTCGATTTGCATATATTGCTTGATATGGATGAATTTGGTGAAGAAAATAAGAATGAA